TAGTTTTGATGTATCATTAAAGAATGTACTTGACTGTGAGGACGTTTACGGGTATAAACCTACATGGGATGGGCGAAGTGAGTATCATTACCTAAAACGTATGGAAAATGTGGGCTGGGTTGAGCAAGCGACTGGACCACAAGGCGGAAGACGATGGTTGATAACTGAGAAAGGTAGAGATATCCTAGCATGTAATGGTGTAGAAAGATGGTTGACAGCATAATAAATATGTGATATAAACTTTACTGAAACAAAATTTTAATTGAGGAGACTAACGATGCTTAACTTTATTTCAACGAAGACTTTGATTATGCTCAACAAGATGGACGGTACCAAGCCTAACATCGTGCGGCATGTAGTACACAACCAAGGTTATAGAGTAACAGAAACAAATAAGTTTGTCAAGATACAAGATGGTAAACGTATACTGTACTATGGCAAACGTGGCAATCCTTTCCACAATATGTATCGCATCAATTCTAAACCGGGTACACCTGACTTCGTAACTCATGCGGTAAAAGATTAGGGGTTGACAAATGGTGGGAAGTATGGTATGCAAACTATGCTTCCTACCAAAAGGTTATCAGTATGGTATACAAAACCTTACCGGTATGGTATAAACCTTATTGGTATGTAGTAATAGATATGAAAGGTAATCTATGTTATGGTTTATAATCAATTACTTAAAGTTCTTTCTTGTAAGACAGCATTAACCGGTAACTTGTTTCGACATGTGTTTATATCTAAGCAACAGTTACAGCAAACAGTTACGCTATATGATTCTGATGTCGATGAATATTATCCCTTGACATTGAAGGTGGTAAGTGGTAATAATATACTCGATGACGACCACATTGTATTTGTTAAAAAGGAATAGGAGTGTAGTATGAGATGTCAGTGCTGTAATAAAATCTTACATCCTAGTGAGATTAACTTCAATAAGTTCTTGAAACGATGGGACTTCTGTGGTATATGTAAGGATCATTCTCGTCACTTGTATGATGATGATTATGTTGTTGAATTAAAATGGGATGAGAAACATGAACATCTTTTATCTGAGCCACAATCCAGTTGAAGCAGCAGCTATGCACTGTGACAAGCACTGTGTCAAGATGCTAACTGAGTATGCACAAATGATGTCAACAGCACATCGTGTGTTAGATGGTGAGATGTATATTGGTCAGACAAAGAATGGTAGACGGATCACACGTTACAAACACGATGTTGAGAAACTATACAAGGCATCGCATGTGAACCATCCAAGTAACGTGTGGTTGAGACAGTCGAGTAAACATTACATGTGGTTGGTTGACTTGTGGGTTGCTTTGGGTATAGAGTATCGACGTAGGTACGACAAAGAACATTTAAGTATATCAACTCTTTACAAAGATTTGTTAAAGTTTCCTATCAACATACCTCACCTTGATTTTACTCCACCACCACAGGCTATGCCGGATCATTGTAAGATAGAGGATGACTGTGTAGCAGCCTATCGTAAATATTATATCATAGAAAAGGCATACTTTGCAAGGTGGAAAAAAGGAAAAAATTATCTTGACATCTGGAGTGCTGTTGGTGTATAATAAAGATTAAGGAGGTGATATGACACATGATAATATGATAGATGAAATAAGAGCAGTAAAGATACTAAAGGATATTAAAGATTATTTAGACTCAACAAAGGATTTGTTTGAACAACACAATAATGTTTCTGCTATTATTATACAACGAGTACACAAAATAGTCAATGAGTTTCATAATGAATAATTATATCAATGCTACCTTTGGTTGTATAGTCTTACTGTCTTTGATGTTAGTGTCTCAGAAGGCATTACCTAATGACATCGATGAGGTCGGATGTCTCGCTGAAGCAATATACTTTGAGGCTAGAGGTGAGGACATCGTTGGGATGATAGCTGTTGGTCAAGTTATAATCAACAGAGTCAACGATATAAGGTTTGACGATACCATATGTAGTGTCGTTCATGCTGGTTACTACTACGAAAACTATCCTATCAGAAATCGATGTCAGTTTTCTTACTGGTGTGACGGTAAGCATGAGCGATACGGAGACATCAAAGCGTTTGAGAAGGTGATGGTTGCCACACAGGCTATCCTTGACAACATACGCATCGAGGGTTTAGAATACGCAACACACTATCACGCTAGTCATGTCACACCGTACTGGTCACAAGCGTTCAATCGTGTTAGACAAATTGGAGGACATATATTTTATGAGTCTATCGACTGAAGAACTAATGACGTTGGAACAATATTTCGAGGAGTACAGGCAACTTGGTTATGGAGAAGTCAAAGCAGCAGAGAAAGCCTACCGTAAGTTATCCGACGAAGATACGGATTGGTCCGAATGATGTTGAGGTAGAGTATGTGTCTCTCAATGGTGAACTCTTTGGAGACTATAGCTTTATCAACAATCTCATTCGAGTAGACAAAACATTGAGAGGTGGTCCTCTGGTTGACACAGTGCTACATGAAATCCTTCACGCGATCTGGAGATTAGGACAGTTGAAGGATGTAAAGGAAGCGGAGGAACGTGCTGTGTCTGTAACTGCTAGTTATCTTGCTCAAATTATTCGAGACAACCCGGAGTTAATCGCATGGTTACAGAAGGAGATATCAAGTTAGTTTCTGCCCAAGAATTTCACAGCAGAAAGACACACCAAATACTACAGCGTTGGGAGTATGGAATGATTACCGAACAGGAGATGATTGACAGCATGATGCTGATGGGTTATGATAAGGAAGTAATCTTAGATATACTAGAGGGCGAGGGTGAGGAAGACTAGTGGCAATGATATATGTACATCGAATGGATAGCATGGGCAGCGATCTTACTGTAGCTAACGCAGCCCGTGTGTCCTTCGACAAGCACAAAGATGAGCTAGACGACAGTGATGAGAAGTTGATTGCGTTCCTAGCAAAGCATGGTCACTGGTCGCCTTTCGCCCACGTTTCTCAGCAATTAAAAATTGACGCACCTATATTCGTAGCAAGGCAGTTACAGAAACATCAGGTAGGGTTAGCTTGGAATGAAGTCAGCCGTAGGTATGTGGATAGTGAGCCTAAGTTTTATACTCCTACTGAGTGGCGCAAACGAGCCATAGATAAAAAACAGGGTAGCTCATCTGAACCTATTGCATCTCAAGGTATTGCCCATACTATAAAGAAAGAGGCTGAAATTGCATGTGTTAATGCATACAATAAACTACTAAGGATGGATGTGTGCCCAGAGCAAGCAAGAATGGTGCTGCCACAGTCACTGATGACAAGTTGGTACTGGACTGGTAGTGTATACGCCTTCAGTCGTGTATGTAATCTAAGATTAAAGGAGGACGCACAAGCAGAGACACGCGAAGTAGCAGAGAGTATCAGTAATCACTGTGCTATTATGTTCCCTATCAGTTGGAAAAATCTTATACAAGGATAACTAATATGGCAGACAAGATCAAGGCAGCACGAGCACGATCACGAGCAGCCGGTAGCACCAAGAAACAAGATCGTTCATCACGTTTTTTAGGTGAGCATATGACCGTGATATATAATGGTGACAAAGAAAAAGAGGAGCAGTTGAAGCAACTGTTGATTGATAAGGCTCGCATGACTATGGGACAGAGCGGAGGTTAAGCATGTCAGATCAGAATACATATATAATTACTAAAGAAGACCTTGAGGTTATCTTGAATGTGGTCAGGCGTTTACCTTGGGACGATGCCAATATAGTTATGGCTAGAGTTAAGGACTTACCGCTTGTCAAAATCAAAAAAGAAAATGAGAACCAAGAAGAACTCTTCAAGAATAAGTTCTCCGGCACAGGAGACAGGAATGAAAAAGAAAAACCAAAAGAAGCTCTCCCGCCCACAGATAGTGGTGCTCCGCTCTGGGGTGGTGATGGTACGCCGGTTTACTAATAGCTGGTACGTTGCGGACGATATCTAAAACTTTAAGGAGTTGTTATGCAAGAAGCAGTGAAGAACGAAAACCTAGTCCATATTCTTAGGACGATGAAGCCCACAGCTACGCCTTTCTTTGATAGTATCTTTTTAGCAGCAGCGACAGAGATCGAACGCTTGCGAGAACAGATTAGGGAGTATGAGAAGAATGGTAAATGAGTTCTTCTTTAACAACAAGATAGCGGCTCGACTGAACTACTACTGGAAGAAGCGTGGCGTAACTGCTAACGCAAGACTAATGAAAAGATTTGACAGAGAGGGTAATGTAAGTTACCATGTGGTATCAGACTTAATAGTACTACCAGACTACACGATTGGAGTTAAGGATGAGTGATCCGATTCACAAGCCTCTGCACTACAACGAAGGAAACATTGAGTGCATCGATGCTATCGTAGAGTCAATGAGCAATGAAGAATTTTGTGGCTATTTGAAAGGCAATGTGTTAAAATATGTTTGGCGNTACAGATATAAGGGGAAGCCCGTCGAAGACCTGAAGAAAGCACGATGGTATCTCGACAGGCTTATAGATAATTATGGAACAAGCTGAATTATTTACTGCTGAGAAAGTTCGTAATCCTCGAACTGAAGAGCAGAGAGAGTACGGTAGAAAGTGGCGGGCATCTAGGTCTGAAGAGCAGAAGGAGAGGGATAGAGCGTCTAAGAGAAACTGGTATGAATCTAGGTCTGAAGAGCAGAAGGAGAGGGATAAAGCGTCTAGTAGAGAGTGGTGGGCGTCTCTAACTGAAGAGCAGAAGGAGGAGCAGCTGAAATGGAAGAGAGAGTACAATAAAAAGAGGCAAGCATCTCTTAATTTAGACCAGCGTAGACATCAAAAGATTGTTAATATGTATAGCCACGCAAAACAGAGAGCAAAAGATAATGACTTGCCTTTTAACATTATTAAACAAGACATTGCTGATGTGTGGCCTAAAGATGATTACTGTCCTGCTTTGCGTATACCACTCAGAATAAAACGAGGAAGAGGAGCACACATCACCGATAATTCTCCAAATCTGGATAGAATTATTCCTCGCCTTGGATATGTTAAGGGCAACATTGCTGTAGTGAGCAAGTTAGCAAATCAAATTATGTCTTCAGCAAGACCGAGTGAAGTAATTAAAGTTGGTAACTGGTTTGATGAAAAATATTATGAGGTAAAGGATAAACTAAATGTCTAGCAAGTTAATTGAAGCGCATCAACCCTGCCCTGATTGTGGCTCGACTGATGCACTAGCAGAGTATGACGATCACACTTTCTGTTACTCATGTGAGAAGTTCACATGGAACAACCAAAGCGAAACAGACGGGGGAACCGTTTATAAAATGGAAACCAATCTTAATCCTAAACCGTTTAGGAGTTTGTTGCTCGACACAGTTAAGACTTATGGTGTAACTGTAGCTGACGACAACAGCACTAATCACTTTCCTTACTACGACGACAAGGGAGCATTGGTTGCCGAGAAGATTCGGAATGTACTGAGCAAGCAGACGTTCAGTCAGGGCGACATAAAGATAGCCCAGTTCTTTGGACAGAAGTTGTTCTCTTCTGGTGGTAAGTACATCACCATCACTGAAGGAGAGATCGATGCGATGTCTGCCTATCAAATGCTTGGTAGCAAGTGGCCGGTAGTGTCGATTAAGAATGGCGCACAGTCTGCTGTAAAGAATGTGAAGCAACACTTCGAGTACCTCGACAGCTTCGACAACATCGTTATCTGTTTCGATAGTGATGAACCCGGTATCACTGCTGCTAATAAAGTGGCACAGTTATTCTCACCACGTAAGGCCAAGGTGATGACGTTAGTTGACAAGGACGCTAACGATTACCTCACTAAGAATAAGCAGAAAGACTTTGTGTCTGCTTGGTGGAATGCAAAGACGTATGTGCCGGATGGTATCCTCGCATCGTCCTCTATGATTGAGGGACTAGCAGAAGAGGATGACGTAGAGAGTATGCCCTATCCTTGGGAAGGGTTGAACAGAATCACAGACGGACTACGAATGAGTGAGATGGTTGTAATCACAGCAGAGACAGGCGTAGGAAAGACATCTGTGCTGCGTGAGATCGTATACAATATCTTGAAGACTACCGATGAGCGTGTTGGTACTTTATTCCTAGAAGAAACTCCTCGCATTAGTAGCGTAGGCTTGACTGCAATGGAAGCAAACATACCAGCGCACAGGTTCAAGTCAGTTCTAAAACCAGAGGATCGTAAGGAGTTTGGTAAGCGACTACTCTCCGATGATAGGGTTTACTTCTACGATAGCTTTGGGAGTATGGACATCGACACGTTGATGGCTAAGATCAGGTACTATGCAAAAGGACTTGACTGTCGCTTCGTTATACTAGATCATATTAGTATCGTAGTATCTGATGGACGTAACGGTGCTGATGAACGTAAGCTACTCGATGAGATTGCAACCAAGCTAAAGACATTGACGATGGAGTTGAACATCAGTCTTATTGCAGTGGTACATGTTAATCGTCAGGGACAGATCAGAGGTACTGCTGGCATCGAACAGCTTGCCAACATGGTTGTCGGACTGAAGCGAGACAAGTTATCAGAGGATGAGATCGAACGTAACACCACCGACGTTGTAGTCTGGAAGAACAGATGGACCGGAGAGACAGGTACAGCATGTCATCTTTACTACGATCCGATGACTGGAAGAATGGCTGAAAGGGATGTGTCAGATGTATCAGATGTGGATGAACAAACGTCTACTGATAGTTGATATTGAAACAGATAGTCTTAATGCTTCGTTAATCCATGTTGTAGTTACAAAAGACTACGACACCAAAGAAGTCAAAACCTTTCGCAATGAGTTAGACTTTAACAGCTACATTAATGAGCAACCAAGTCTATTCATTATGCACAACGGTATTACATTCGACGCTGCTGTGCTTAACAGATTGTGGAAGTCAGGCATCAAGACGAGTCAATGTATTGATACACTACTACTATCACGACTGTTCAATCCTATTCGAGAAGGTGGGCATTCGCTCGATGCTTGGGGTAAGAGGTTTGGTTCACACAAGATTAACTTCACTGCCTTCGAGCATTACTCAGAAGAGATGAGAGACTACTGTGAGCAGGATGTACACATCACTGACAGACTATTCTCCATACTCTTGAGAGAAGCAGAAGACTTCTCAGAGGAGAGTGTTAAGCTAGAGCATGAGGTGCAACACATTATCAGCAAGCAGGAGAAGCGTGGTTTTAATTTTGACATACGCAAAGCAAGTATTCTTTTGGCTGAGTTGATGGAGAAAGCACAAGACATAGAGAACAAGATCACTGAAGAAGCTGGGACATCAATCAAGTTTGATAAAGAGATTATCCCACGCTATACGAAAGAAGGTAGGCTATCTAAGGTAGGGTTGGGATGTGTTGATAATGCTTTGGACGTAGTTCGTGGTCCATTCAGCCGTGTTAAGTACATCCCCTTTAATCTTTCCTCTCGTCAACACATAGCTAACTATCTAATTAAGAAGGGGTGGCAACCAAGAAAGTTTACACCAACAGGACAGCCTATCGTTGATGAGAGTGTGTTGGCTACTGTTAGAATAAAAGAAGCAGAAGAAATAAGTTACTACCTTACCCTAGAGAAACGCATTGCACACATTAAACCTTGGATAAAGGCAGCAGATTATGATGGCAGAGTTCATGGCAGTGTTCGCACCTGTGGTACAATCACTACACGCATGTCTCACAACTCTCCTAACATGGCTCAAGTGCCATCAACAAGAAAGCCATACGGAGAAGAATGCAGACAATGCTGGACCGCCAGCGAAGGACATAAGTTAATTGGCATTGATGCAAGTGGACTAGAACTTCGGATGCTTGCCCACTATATGAATGATGATAAGTATACTAAGGAGGTTGTCAATGGAGACATACACACAGCTAACCAGATGGCTGCAAGACTTGAATCAAGAGATCAGGCAAAAACATTCATCTATGCTTTCATCTACGGAGCAGGAGATGCTAAGATTGGAACCATCGTGGGTGGAACTAAACTCGATGGAGCAGGACTTAAAGAACGCTTTCTCAATAGTACTCCAGCACTTGCAAGGCTTAGAGAAAGAGTGCTACGAGCAGCTACAACAGGTAGAATCAAGGGTCTTGACGGCAGGTACCTTCTTATAAGATCAGAACATGCAGCACTAAACATTCTTCTACAGAGTGCCGGTGCTATCGTAATGAAGAAAGCGTTAACAGTATTTTACAAAGACTTACTGAATAAAAAACTTACTCCCTCCTCATACTTCGTCGCAAACATTCACGACGAGTGGCAGCTAGATGTGCCAGCCAGTATTGCAAAGGACGTAGCAGAGATTGGAGTGAACGCTATACGAAAGACGACACGCCTTCTGAATCTTAACTGTCCTCAAGATGGAGAGTATAAGATCGGAGACAACTGGGCAGAAACACACTGAGGTAATATGCAAGATAAACTAGAACAATTTCACTTTGCCTTTGGTCATCCCATAGGTAAACAATTTAAGCAGGAAGACCTGACACTACCCGTATCCCTAATTAATGAGGAATATCAAGAGCTTGTAGATGCTTGCTTACAGGGAGATGTAGCTAACATCAAGAAAGAACTGATGGATTTGATGTATGTTTGTTTCTCCATGTGCGTCAGGTATGGCTGGGATGCAGACAAAATGTTTGATCTTGTGCACCAATCCAACATGACTAAGCTTGACAAGAACGGTACACCAGTCTACAGAGAAGACGGTAAGATAATGAAGTCAGATAAATATATTCCTGTAGACTTGACAAAACTGTAGAGAACTGTTATCATATTAGTATCGCCAATTAAAGGAGAATAAACATGGCTAATAACATTCAGGTACACAGCGTTGAAGGTCTTGCATACTGGGCAAAACTAGATAGGCCACATCCTAATAAGTTTTCTCAATATGAAACAGATGCACAACAATACTCGATTGCTTTGTATCTCGATGCACGAAATAAGAAGTTGATGGAGTCGCTCAACCTAGCCTCCACAATTAAACATGACGAGAACGGAGATCGTTTTAACTTTGTCTTAAACTATATGACCAAGGCAGGTAAGCCGATGGTTGCTCCAAAGGTTTTAGACTGTGACCTAAACGATGTAACTCAAAGTGTTTTGATTGGTAATGGTAGTAAGGTAGAGGTTGAGTTTGCTTTACTAGAAATTCAAGGCGGTGCTCATGCTGGTAAGACAAAGGCGTTTCTTCGCAATGTTCAGATCATTGATCTCGTTCCTTACGAGGGGTCAAGTGCTTCCGGCTACACGCTCAAGAAACGCACCGATGGTTACGTTGCTACCGACCAGCAGAACCTTGAAGAAGTAGCGTAATGTATAAAACCCTTGACACCCTAGTTCCTGACATGTACAAGCTACTTCATGGTGATGTAGATCATGTTCCTAACGGGGATAACAAAAGCCTCTTCTATAAAAATGTGGGCCGTGCCCTATATAGAAAGTTTGGTTCTGACTTTGACTACGAACCGAGGCTACGCATGTCTAATATTGGTAAGCCAGCACGACAGGTGTGGTACGATATTAATAAAGCACCAAAAGAAAGACTGACGGCTCCAACGCTGAACAAGTTTTTCTTTGGTGACTTTATTGAGGAGTGGGTAGTTCTGTTAGCAAGAGAGGCAGGACACTTTGTTCAAGACACTCAGAAGGAAGTCGAGATCGATGGCGTCAAGGGACGTATGGACTGTAAGATCGACGGTGTTGTGGTTGACGTTAAGTCGGCAAGTTCATATGCCTTTAAGAAGTTCAAGAATAATACTCTCGCAAAGGATGATCCCTTTGGTTACATTGATCAGATCAGTGGATATGCACAGGCTGAAGGGCAGGATGAAGCAGCCTTCCTAGCTATGGACAAACAGAATGGGGACATAGGTTTACTAAAGGTTCCTACTCGTGATGTGCGTCCTCGAATTAAGATGTTAAAGGCTGCACTAGAAAAGGACACTCCACCAGAGCGTTGTTATAAGGATGTACCGGAAGGTCAATACGGTAACAAAGTTCTGGCTATGGGGTGTTCTTACTGCCCATTCAAACAACACTGTTGGGCAGATGCAAATGACGGCGTTGGTCTAAGAGGATTCCACTATTCCTACGGACCAAAGTTCTTTACAAAGGTGGCAAAAGAACCACGTACTCAGGAGTTTAAATTAGATGCTGTACGATCTTCGACAACAACTGGTTGACAAATGCGATCAAACTGATATAATAGATATACTGAATATCAGTGTTGAAGAAATCGTAGATGTATTCTGGAATAAGATTACAGACAACTTAGAATTGTTTGAAGACATACTTGATGATGTAGGAGAGGAAGGAGAAGATGACTACGGATGAAAAGGAGCAGCGCAGAAAACGCATCTCCAGAAAAAAGAAAGACAACAGTGTTCACAATATCTATGCAAAAGATTTACGAACACCTAAGTACAAGATGCGCGTTGTCGAGAGTAAAAAGAATAAGATAAGAGAAGGCAACTTACTCAAAGCAGTTCGAGAAGGAGAATACCTAGATGAGTAAAGCAAGAGCAGATGGGTTTCAACCTAATCCTCGAACACGTAGGAGAAGTAGAAAGCCTCCACTAAGACACCGAAAGAAACGTACCCCATCTCAGTATCGGATATATAAGAATGGCTCTCGATAAAAAAGTAACACCAATATTCGATGTAACGTGGTACATCAAGTGGGCAGCTACTTTAATTCTAGTTGTCGGAAGTTTTCTTAACGCACAAAATATGTATCCTTTGAATGTCTATGTAATGACCGTAGGCATAGTAGGCTGGCTCATGGTTGGTTTCTTATGGAGAGATAGAGCAATGATCTTTCTGAACACAGTTGTTCTGTGTGTCTATCTCTTCTCTGTCTAATGGGGAAGATGCAGAGAAACAAAGGAGCCAATGAAGANAGAGCAATAGTCAATCTTCATCGTGACTTTGGTATGCCAAGAAGCAAGGCACTAAGGGTGCCGCTGTCTGGTATGGCTGAAGGATACAAACATGATGTCATACTCAATGGATATGAGGGTGAGTGTAAGGTAAGAGCATCAGGGTTCAAACAGATATATGACTGGCTGGCTAAGAACCCTGACTTCCTTACAGTACGTGTGGATAGAAAAGAACGCCTATATATTCTCCCAGAAAAAACATGGTTAAAAATAATAGAGGAAGCACAATGGAACAAGTAGGACTACCAACAGCATATCAGCAGTACATTCATTCATCCCGGTATGCTCGTTGGTTGGAGGAGGATGGACGTAGAGAAACGTGGGAAGAAACCGTAGATCGGTACTTTGAGTACATGAAAGGACATCTCAGTGAAAAGAACGCTTTTAAGGTAGGTCAGAGCCTCTTAGAAGAGCTAAAGAATGGGGTAATGAACCTAAAGGTTATGCCTTCTATGCGCTTACTGATGACCTCTGGTCCTGCCGTAGAGCAGTGCAACGTGGCTGCTTATAACTGTGCCTATCTTCCAGTGGATAGCATCCGATCCTTCGATGAGATACTCTATGTGCTGATGAATGGCACAGGTGTAGGCTTCTCTGTAGAAAGGCAGAACGTAGACCAGCTTCCTCGTGTCAATGAAACCTTTGAAAGCACTGATACCACAATCCATGTGGGTGACAGTAAGCTTGGCTGGGCTAAAGGATTTCGAGAACTGATTAGTCTGCTCTATGCCGGTCAGATTCCTAGATGGGACTTGTCTAAGCTACGTCCTGCTGGAGCTAGACTACACACCTTTGGTGGACGTTCTTCTGGTCCCGGCCCATTGAATGAACTGTTTATGTTTTCTGTTAATCTATTGAAGTCAGCAGCAGGTAGGAAACTAACTTCATTGGAGTGCCATGATCTTGTATGTAAGACGGCTGAAGTTGTTGTTGTTGGAGGTGTTAGGCGCTCTGCTCTTATCTCTCTTAGTAACCTGTCTGATGATCGGCTGCGTGGTGCTAAGTCTGGTGATTGGTATAATCATACTGCTCACAGAGCTTTGGCTAATAACTCAGCGGTGTATAGTGCGAAGCCAGATGTAAGTATCTTTCTGTCTGAATGGAAAGCACTACACGACAGCCTGTCAGGTGAGCGTGGTATCTTCAGTCGTGCTGCATCGACTAACAAAGCAGCAGAGAACGAACGAAGAAACATTAACAGGACTGAGGGAACTGTATGGGAGTATGGAACTAATCCATGTAGTGAGATTATCCTGCGTCCTAATCAGTTCTGTAATCTAACAGAAGTAATGGTACGTGCTGATGATACGTTGGATACATTGAAGGAGAAGGTACGACTTGCTACCATTCTTGGAACGTATCAGTCTACTCTAACGGACTTCAAGTATCTTCGTAAGCGTTGGAAAGATAACACAGAAGAGGAACGCTTGCTTGGTGTTAGCCTCACTGGTATCATGGACTCTCTTATCACCAACGGACGAGCCTACAAAGACGTTGAGGAAGGACTAAAGAAAACGCTGACAGAGCTAAAGAAGGTAGCCGTTGAGACTAACAAAGAGTTTGCTGCTAAGTTTGGTATCAATCAGTCTGTTGCTATCACATGTGTAAAGCCTAGTGGTACAGTCAGTCAGCTTACTGACACAGCCTCTGGTATTCACTCTCGACACAGTGAGTATTACATTCGCCGTGTTCGTGGTGACATGAAGGACAGTCTCACAAACTTTCTTAAAGATGCTGGAGTACCTTTCGAGAATGCTATCTCTGGATATCAGGACATTGATGAGACAATGCCTATCTACAACGATCAGATTGGTGTGTTCTCCTTTCCTGTTCAAGCACCACAAGACTGTGTGACTAGGGATGACGAGACTGCTATAGATCAACTGAAGCTGTGGATCGCATACTACCGGCACTGGTGTGAGCATAAGCCTAGCATCACTGTGAGTGTGCGTGATGATGAGTGGATGTCCGTTGCAGCGTGGGTGTATAATCATTTCGATGAGATGTCTGGCATATCCTTTCTACCTTACGATGGTGGTAAATATGTTCAAGCACCATACGAAAAGATCAGCAAGGTACAGTACGAGGAGCTACTAAAAAAGACCCCAACCACTATTGATTGGAGCCTTATGTCTAAGTACGAGCAAGAGGATGAAACTAAATCATCTCAAGAGTTTGCTTGCACAGCAGATGTGTGTGAAGTAGTAGATATCTAATGAACGAGATAATCTTCACACCTGACTTTGATATGGATGAAGATGAGATAGACGATCTTCTATGTATCTTTCCTGATAAGTGTGACAAGAAGCCATGCTTGTGGTGTGTAGAAGCAAACTCTGATATGACAGAGATAGATAGAGAAAGACTATTAGCCGAGGTGAGGAAAAGCCATTTGATAAATAATTAAATTTTCGTAGTTACCTACCGGCTATCTTTCCTACATGGCTAAACAAAGTACCCGGCTCTTTCTGAACAAGTTCCAATTTATCTAATGGTGGGTAATAATTACCTGATATGGATATCCTTGTTTTATTACTACAGTTTCTTGCAGTCATGTGAGGAAGATATGTAGGGAACACAACAAGATCACCGGCTTTTGGTTCAATCTTGTGAAAGTGTCTGTACTTATCTACCTGTATTATTGCTATTAAGTCACCACTTTTTTCTGGCACAGTTA